ATATCTGATATAATTTGCGTAGTATTGATCCCCGTTGGAGTTATTACTAGAGCATTTAGATCCCCAGAAGCCGAATCTATTAAATTGTAGTTGAATATTATATCATCGCTTGTAGGATATATAGCTGATGTATCTGTTACGCTACTAGGTATTCTCAATAAACTAGATGTACTATTAGAGGCAAAGGTGTAATTTCCGTATGCATATCCAGGAAAAACATAGGATATATCAGCATAAGCTACGGAATAATTTAAGAAATAGTTAAAATCAACTGTTCCTGAAAAGAATAATATCGCCACAGATTCAGGAGTATAGGAGCTATTTGTAGATTCATAATAATATGGGTCTAGTCCGTTTTTATTCTTCGCATATACTTTATAGTTTGAAAAATGATCACCCCGCTCATGCCACCAAGTCATATCATCACCCTGAAATACGTTTAGCGCCTCATCATAATTAATCATATAAAAAGGCTGATTCGTATCTAAAGAGTTATTGAATATCAACTGCAACTTCCCTGTTCCATAGAAATACCTCTCTACTGTATCAAAATTATAACTAGAAACATCTATGCTCTCTATTAGATTACCATTTATGTCCCAGAATTGAAATGTTTCGTATATAGAATTATCATCATTGTATATTGAAGTAAATATAAACTCAGCATAATTGTAAACAAAGCTATTAGCATATAAATATGTAGAGCTATTTAGCACATTAAGAACATAAACCTTATCCTTATTTATAAGCACAGTGGCGTAATCCCCCTCAACCCCATTATAATCTGTGACATATGCTATAAAACATCCAACATTATTACATTCATCGTAATTATTATCTATTGTTACGCTAGTAGACCCAGTGAAGGTGTGGGTATAGACATTATCGCCATCAAAGTAAGTTACTTCACTACCGCTCATGTATGTGTAAAAGTAAGCATATCCGTGGAAGTTTAAATTAGATTCATTGACTATATTTCCATTAAACATAGTTTGCATAGAAGAACTTACCATCTCCCCTCTAGTGTTTACAAATACTGGTTTATATTGTGTTAAAGCCATTGTTGTTTACTTTTTGTAATAATAAATATAACTCTTATGCGCCGATAGTAGTAAATTCATATATATAACCCTTATTATTTACTATGTAAGTATTTGAGTATGTCCAATCTGCTACTGCAAGTCCTGTGTCAATCATTGGAGTTGTTTCTCCCAATTCAGTGTCCATTATAAAATATTCGTAATTAGTATTATCCGATACCCTTACGCTAACGTTATGTCCATATTCCCCACCACGATCTCCTATATAATAATCTAGCGTAGCACTATCTTGTGTAACAGATGCGATTAGTCCTTTTTGTTGTGGAGTAATCGGCAGGGTTGCAGTATCTCCCGGGTACAGTGTTGCAAAGCTCTGTATAGATTCAGATATAGGATAGTACTCACTTCCTGATACATAAAAATCAGTACTTACGTAGAGTTTTATTGCAGTACCGGGGGCATTATAGATAAGTGATCGTGCGTAGACAAGTGCCCCCCTTGGACCGCAATCTTCTGTAGAAAGCGCCATATAAGTCCCCGCAGATAGCACTAATTTACCATACTCCGAATAATTTCCGTCAATGGCATAGTTATTTATTGCACTAGAGTTTAGTATAATAGGTAATGCATCATTAGTAGATATGTTTATATTTGTTGAAAATGTTCCCATTATTTATGTTTTATTATATAATTATTGGATTTGCAGGTAAAGCTACTTTATTTAAAACAGTAGTAGTGGGATACGAGCCACGTTCCCCAAAGAAATAATCTATATTAGCTGTATTTGATTTTGAAAGACTAAGTACCTTAACTGTAGCTCCAGATAAGTCAGATGCTAGGGGAAACCATGCAAAGTCTCCAGAAATGAGCGTCATCGCTTTTATCTCTGTACCTGCTGAATTAGTAATATATACTTCTATATTCGCATCATTAGTATCTTTAGACTTTATGTATATATATACCGTACCTTTTGAAATATTGGATTTGTATATAGTAGTTTTACTATTTGGCTTTATAATTTCAGATATATAATCAGCATCATAATTAACTATATTAGTAGCGTATGCTGATAATACTATAGAGTCGGGGAGTAGTGTGCTGGTTTGTAGACTAAATGTTGAGGTTATTATTGCCATGAATACTTTTATTTAGATTTGTATGCATTTATAAATATGAACTATTGAGTATCTTTTCTAAAATATTTCCCAAGTATATTTTCACAATAACTATCTACATGCAAAACTTTATATTCAAATTGGTAATATGTTTCCCAATAGCTTAAGCCTTTCTTGCTAAAGCAGACTTTAATTATCTCTCTTTTAAAATTATCTTTTCCCATGTACTTTATATCTTCTACTAGAGGCTTACAACTTCCCCAATAATCAAGCCAATTGCTCTCTTTAATTACAACTTTCTTCTTTGGAATACGACCAGGTTTAACCCACTCAGACTGTTCTTTCTTTGTAAGAATTTTCTTTAGTTTATTTTCAAGGATTTTCTTTCCAATATAGAATTTCCCTGTTGCAATATTAGTAATCTTATATACAAATCCTACAGTGCCTACTGGGAATTGATCTACACTCTTAATCTCTATATTCTCTAATAACCAATTCATTATGTATCATATTTTACTGTAAATGTTACGTCTGTATGTCTAGGAATAGGATATGAAGTGCCAAATTTACCCACTATTAAAAGTTCATTTTGAGCATTATATAATCCTATCGTAGTTGCGTATGGGCTGAAATCTGATCCAGTTATATTATTATATAAAGTACCAAGACTAGAGGATAGTATTGTCGATGGGTTTGTAGAGTAATTAAATTCGTTCTCATTTATATGGCACCGAATTTCATTTTGATATATTGTAGATTCTGCTTGAAATGACATAGTAAATGGATAAGTAGTCACATTCTGATATGTCTTAGAAGTTATGATAGCAAGACCCATAGGATATATTAAGTTTCCAATTTGAGCATTGCTTGCAGATGTATCTATAATATTACCATTACCATCATCTACAAGATTATAACTTGATGTATATGACATGCGGAAACTAGTCTTAGCTATATTCTCTCCATATAACTGCCTTGGTATAGAAATGACTGTCACTTGTGCATTTGACTCTGTAGGAAAATACCTATAATCATCGTCTAAAGTTCCAGATGCGGCTGTAGATTGCGGGTAGTATTCAAATCCGCTTCCTGATCCTAAAAGAGAACCGGAAATGTACTGCATATAGAACATACTTCTTACAGACCTATATAGTAAAAAAGAATTGGGATAACTACCAGTAGGAGACATAGGTCCATTCATAGCAGCATTTATAGTGATGCCACTAGAACTTAGCGAAGAGCTTGAATAACTCGCGCTATATTTTAGCTTTATGGGAGTAACAGTTACATCCGAAGCTTTAAGTGTATTGTATGCGCGGCCCATTTATTAATTTAAGTAAGCTTTATAACTCATTGACTACCAATCTAGCTTGACACGTATAAGTGCCTCATGCGTAAAATCTTTCATTAGCGGTTTACTCATTTTTGCCACAGCAAGTAAATCTCCATTAGTATTGTAGAGGCCTACAGTAGTAGGGAATGTTTGTGGACTATTAACCAAAGTAGGGTATATCAACTGGCCGCTAGATCCTGATAAGAAAGATGGGTTGTTGCTGTAGTTATATTCTTGGTTACCTACACGTACAAATACATAATTAGCAGAGATAGTCTCCTGAGAGTTAAGCTGAAAACATGTACCATTGACCATTGAGTTATACAGCTTCACGTTATTTAAGGAAGAGCTCGGAGTGGCAGATATACTTGAAGTATCCCAGCTAATATTTACACCACCAGACACATATGGTAGAGCCAACGCATCTGCATTAAGTAGTATAGTGCCAATGTCCGGAAGGAAGAATCCGTAAGAGCCCGATTTAGTCCACCCCTTTGTTGCAGACCCTGCCGTAGATGTTGTTGCCGATCCATAAGACCCGCTAACTATATTAAATACTCGTCCACAGTCTAAATAAGTAACAGGGGTATTATTATTCATTACATCTTTACTATCATCTGTTAGGTCTATTTTATGGCCAGCAAGATCCCCTAAACTCAATTTTAAATTACCAGGAAACAGACTTTCTTTATACATATTCCTGTCTACATTTATAGCAATGAACTGTTTTCCAGAAGACCCTGAACCGAAGTCAAACATTGCAGTCTCGTCAGCATATACAAGATTCCTATATTGCCCGTAAGTAGTCCTTGATGGAGACATACCCGGCACTAGCGTATTATATGCTCTCGATCCTGAGCCTAATACGTTACCATATGCAATTGAGAATACTCTCTGCGCAGTTGATCCCGTAAGTGCGCTATTATACACATCAAGGTAGAATTGACCCGCTGGAGATGGTGCAGTTGACGATGTAATCATACTGGTATTTATCAGGGTTGGAAGACCTGAAGGCCATGCTGGCGCTATTACTGAGTCTGAACTTACTACGAAATCTGTAGATGCTAGTGTTGAAAAAGACATATTTTATCTTGTTTTTAGCTTTGTTTTATTGTTACTGGTATTGTTATTCTTGCGCCTGAATCACGTCCTACTATAGTAAGTATTGTACTTAAAGTAGAAGATGTGCTTGAACCAAAAAATGATTTTATCGTTGTCGCAGTCATATTTAATGTAGTACCAATTACCGTCTTTGATACATTAGTCCCTATTGTTACTGTGCCATTTAAAGAAGTTGCAGCCGGTGTATTAATGCCAACAGCAGTAAAGCTTGACATAGTTCTAACATCTCCGATGGTGAATTGGTATCCTGAAGTCTCACGGAAATTACTAGATCCATTATAGTTTGCTGTTTTTGGAGTTATAGTATTTGGAGTTCCAAATACTAAAGGTATATTAGTATCTACTGAGGTTATTACCGGAATTGCTCCTGTACCTCTTGGAAGTGTCAATAGTTTGTATTTCATGATCTCCTGATCTTCTGGGTACGCTTGAATTACCGGCATAGCTTGGATTGCTTCACCGTAAAACGCAGAACCAGAAGGATGGTAGGGGTTATAGAGGCTGTAATCTATCTCATCATCTGCAAGACTAAATTGTGTTATTTGGAAACTTCCGTCATTTCTAGCTAGGAGTTCACGTCCTTTTTTCGTAAGGATGGCATCTATTACCACCGATGTACTATTTAAATAAGCCATTTTTCTATTTTGCTTTTGTAGTTATAAATATATGCGTTTAGTAGTTTAATATCTGAGATTGTATTGTTGCCTGCAGAGTATTTATATTTTTTTGTATGTTTGGATTTACATTTTCAGGTACAAGGAAACCAAATGACGTATCTCCAGGATTCTTTTTACCTTTAAGGGTCATAGTAGTTTCATCTGGTACTCTTTTTACAAATACTGCTTTTTGATAATTGTTTATGTTTGATCCATTTAAGTACAAAGGTAGATCTGGGTATACTTGTATGGTTTTACTTGTTCCATTATTAGTTACTCCTACTACTTGTACTTCTATTGGAGCTATATTACTTATGGGTAAGCTTGATATTGAACCGCTATAATATAATATGATCCTGTCTCCTATTTCTATATTAGTATTATAGTTTACATCTCCGTATGAACCGTATAATGAAGAGATGTTATCACTCGTATAAGGTAAAAAGTATATGGAATCATTAAAATATGTACTCATAATACTGGTAAGAGGTATCTCTCCGGGGTCTGAATAACTTGAGCTTATAAGATTTGTAGTAGGATATGATAAAGGAATGCATTGTGTTCCGTATATACCACTTCTATTTACTTCGTAATAAAATGAAGTTATATATGGGTAAAATCCAAAGTCATAATCATGACCGGAAATATCTGGTGCAGTTACTTGATTTAGATTAGTTGTTTTTATTCTAAAAAACAGTTTATCTCCAGTTTCTAGGTACGCATTTTTGCTAATAGCTAGTAAAGTAGCTCCACTATCTGCAGTTCCTGTACCCAGTCCTGTAGCAATATGCGTTACTCCTGCCGCTATAGTATAACCTTGGGTAGCTATAACTACTCCATTACTTAAACTTACATCCAATGAAGATGCGGCTGATACTTTAACAACTTCCAATGATATACTAACATCTTCATCAGTTAAAGCTTTAGCGTAATAGTATAAAATACTAGTATCTATTTTATAGGACCCGCTAGTAGGAGTATTATAATAGGACCCTGTTATATAATTTCTATTTGTATGTGATGATTCAGTTATTAAATAACTAATAAAATTATTATCTGGATCATATTTTGTAACATAACTATTATTATCGAAGTATAAACTTGTGTAATACGTACCAGTAGAACTAGAAACATGACCTACATCCCCTAAATAAGCAGACGCTGTAATAGTAGGGTAACATTTTACTATAGGTAGGTCTAATGATCTGTCTGGTCGTATCGTAAATCCTAGATATCCTGCAGGACTATACGGAGTTGTTATTAAATTATATATCGGGCTCCAACTATACGGTCCATAAGACCCAGTAAGAGTTCCATTAGGTGTATTTATTATAGAATCTGTACCAGGTGATGGTATTACGTTAGTATCATAACATTCAATTGCAGATCCAGAAGCCCTATACCAATACGGCGGATAACTCCAACCGCTCTCTAGCACTGTCCATTGTTGATCCAAGTACTTTTGATTTGAGTATTGAGTCGCATTGAATTGTTTCATTGTGACCTTATCACCGGGCTTATACATATTCTGAAAGTATACCCAGTTGTTGTTTTGTAAATTCAAATCTTGTAAACCACCTGAAATATCGGCCATGTAGCTCATCTTCGCTACCATTTGATTTGTGAAATATGAACTTGATTCCACACTTGTGAATAATCCTGTATAGTCGACATAGTAATCTATAGCTGGCGAAGTTCCATAAGAATCATCTCCAGGAGTAAAAACATTGTACTTAGCGCTTATACTTTTAGCTCCATTATACTTTGAATTAATAGAGCTTTGACGATAGTAATTGTAGTCTTGCACTTCCGCTAATGTCCTACTTCCCGTATACTCCTGCTGATCTTCGTAATAACCACATACATTAGACGATCCTGTATTTAGAGTAAGACTGATTCCTGATGTTACTATAGGTAGATTTCTAACACAGTCTGTAAATGATACATTTCTAATAACCCCACTACTATTGTACCCAGACTGAGTTTTAAAAGTGCCATCACATGTTGTATATTGTATAGACCAATTTGTATATCCCATTACACTCCCATATCCTAAATTATAACAATATTGTGCGTATGGTGGTATGGTAATGCAATCGCCTGTATCAGTAAGATTATAAGTTCCACTACTACCAAAACCATACCTTACATTTACACTTCCAGATTGAATACATCCTAGAATATTTGAAGTAGGCGTAGAAACAGATCTACTCCCGATTGCCCCATAACAACCAATGTAATCTACTATTGCCGTACCTGTAATGCTTGTAAATGTTAAGGTTGTATTTTTACAAATAGGCGCGGTAGCGTATAGATCATATGCGTAATTAGAGAAAGCTGTTGAGCATACCCTACCTGTTGTAATCGTATAAGATCCTGTTGTAAATGTTATATGAGATGGAGCTCCTGTATATATATAAAATTGTAATGTCTCTGGTTTAGCACAAATATTTATACTAGAACTTGGACTCAGAGTTTGATAGTTCTGATTATTATTACAGTCTTGGTACATCAAGCTCTGTGTAACATTTGTAGTACTTTGTAATTGGTAATTATAGCAGTAAATTCTATTACAGCTCTCACAGCTAGATTGGGATATTATGTTGGAAAGGTTTACTGGAGCTCCTATGCCATAACTATATTCTGCTTCTATCATTTTATTAGAAAGTACAGCATTAGTAACATTATTATATAAAGCACCTTGGTCTTGGCCAACAAATATGGTGGGTAAAGCGCAGGAGGAGGACGTTAGTGTTACAAATGGAGAAGTCCCACCATTTATTTTTAAACTTCCAGATCTAGCACAAGTTGTATTTATAGTAAGGTCCAGAGGACTAGTGGTATCTGGGTAATAATAGGAGTATGTGATTCCTGTTAAACAATCAGAGTACGTTATAGTTTCGCCTCCACCTGTAGCCCACCAAGACCCCTTATAAAAATAGCAGGGGTCATGAACTGGAACAGAAGATGTCCATGGACTCATTATCGAAGTAAGCTCAGTCTGATCAAAAGTTGAATAATCAGCCCGTATCTCAGATCCACCAAATTCTCCTGTGTATTTCTCCCAGGAATATGTATTTACGACTGGAATTGGTCCGTATACTGGAGTAGATCCTGTTGGGTTAGAGAGTGACACTATTGTAAATTGCGAGTATGCGGTATTTGCAGTTGAAAATGGTATCTCATCTGGATCTGTACCTGAAATTTCAACAAGATTTATAGACTCGGAGAAATTCATGCTCATATCTATTTCAGGCTCATGTCTTTCATACTTGTTTCTTTCGAGTATGTGAGACTTTACTATTAGGCCTTCGGATAGATTCGCTCTAGCCGGGACATAATCCTTGACCATTTTGAAAAGCGAATTATCAAAGTACTTTAGAAGTCTTATGTATTCGTAAATATTATGGGCATATGAGTATCCCGAAAAGAAACTTCTTTCGTATTGATCAAGACCTGCATATGAACTAGAGTATTGATACGCTGGATCGCCAATATATTGATCTATATTAAAATATCCCAAAGAACTTGATATCGTATTATTTATTTCATCAGAAGGAGAGAATCCAAACTCGAGGTTTCTAGAATTAAGTCTATTTGCGTTATTATAATACTGAATAGTTACATCTGGACTAAGCATAGAAGAGCTTATCTCTAGAGTATTTATAGACCCAGTTATTTTGATATTATTGATCTCATCTATGCCGTCTATAGAATATCTACTATATCCACCAAACTCATTCATTTTGAGAATATAATCTGGTACTCCAAAGATATTCGTAAGCGCTTTTATAGCTTCTCTAGTACCCTTAGTCTTATATAAATAGGGGATATTGTGATATATTCTTTTATAAATCTCCCCTTGTAATATTTTTGGCGATTCTGTAGTTAAACTTGACGTTATGTAGCTTGATATCAATTCAGATCCAGTTGGAGGAAGTAGTGATCCATCTTGATTAATGCCAAATAGACTATAGTATAGATTATCAGAAATATTTGAATTTGTGTATAGAGTACTTCCAAGTCCTATCAAAGCGTCTGCTACGATATCTGGTGATATACCCGTATGAGGATTATTTGTCGCATCGAATCTGTTTGTTACATCTTTATAATATATCCAAACATTATCAAAATGCTGAGCTATCATATTTACAAAGGTGATATATGGTTGATTATTGCCATCATCAAGAATATATTGCGGTATAGTATTTACCAGCAGGTCTTTATTTGTCGTATCATAGTATGAAGCTGAAAATAATATTGAATGCGTCGTAGGAGTTGGTACAATCGATGTAGATCCAAGCCAATTTATAGCCTGAGAAGAAGTCACAGAATATAGTGAATATGGTTGGGCCGATGTAGATTTTGGCCAAGCGTAAGAACTTGAAGCATAATAAAGATAGTACTCGTATGTATCAAAATTCGTAGTAATATCGGTTATGTAGTTTTGCAAAGTTAATACAGATGATGAAACTGCTGCTCCACCGGCAATTGAAAGACTAGCTGAGATCTGTTTATTGTAAGTCTCTATCTGTCCTACTTTCTCAGCAAAATTTTCCACTCTTGAAGTAGCACTAGAAAAGTGTATGAAATTAGAAAAATCAGAGTAGTCAACGTTTATATCCACAGCCTTGTCTTGGTAATAACTCAGCATCTTTTGAAATGAACTAGATACAGTTGTAGTAAAAAGTCCATTGTATGAATAGTATGGAGTAGTCTGTCCTACTTGTTGATTCAAATTAACATTAAAATTAGGACCTCTAAGTACATTCTGTTCAATTACACTTATAGCTTCTACTTGGATATCTATATTATATGCTGACGATTCGGCTATCTTTTCTACTATCCAGAGCTGATCCTTGACATCGAAATCGCTAGGTAGTGGTTCATATAGCTTAATCAACAAATACGCCCCGTCTGCGTCCTCTGTATATGCAACGTTTACTGCGATGATATGCCTATTATTACCGAAATTTAGATAAAAATCGTTAAAGTAATTTAGTCTCGCAACATATGCTTGATATTGATTAAACCCGTTTAGGATATCAGTATTGCTTATATTTTGAGATGCGAGTTTTATCTCAGTTCTGCTAGTCGAGACTTCTTTTATCCAGAAGAATCCACCGTAAGAAGAGTTGAATAGATTTCTGAGAAAATTATATTGTATATTGAGACTTCCTCTCGTATAACCTCTAGAAGCAAGATCTTTTTGCGGATCTAAAGTTAAAGAGCTAAATAGACCAGTAGACGGATTAATACTAGGACTGGGAGTGTATCCACTAGCATTATATACCTTATCAAGCAATGATCCATTCAAATCGCTTATAAAGAATTCAATACTATCATTTGGATCACCGAACTGAGTATAGATAAAACTATTAGTTATCAGAGAGTCATCCTTTTGACTATAATTTTGGGATTCTGTTCCCGATCCCAAGTACGATATATTTACTATCTCTGCCATTATGTTAAATTCGATATATTAAGGTATGTTGATCCTAGTTGAACTAATTGCTCTCTTAGTGAATTGATTTCTTCTATTAATGCTTGTTTTTCTTGATCTATAACACCCGCTCCTATATACTGTTGACTTCTTTGTACTAAGTACGGATGAGAATTTATAGACCCAGATACTGGAATATCAAAAAATAACTGATCATAATAAGAGAAGAAGTCGACCACTGTCACAATAGGGGTTGGAGTCACAGTTACGGGTATTATCAGCTCAGAAAAGTTTGTATCTACTACCTTTTTATAAGTATTTAGACCCCTTACTTCCTTTATAAAAGTTATATCTGTCATACTACCTTGTTATTTTAAATATATTATTATTATCTATATCTATACTTTCTCCAGTCGGTAGATTAATCTTAATAAGAATTTTATAAAACCTCTCAGGCTCTAATCCATTCATGTAAACTGGGAAATATGAACCATTTGAATCACAGCTTATTTTTGTAAATGATGAATCAAAATCGATAATCATCTCTTCTGTCTTCACGTCTTGTATTGCCCAGAAAGATGTTGATGGTAATGCCTTATTTACAGTATATACGGATGACGTTACGAATGCTCTAATTGGATATTGATCTCTTGCGTTTATTCTAAATGTATATTTTGCAGTATCATTTTTAAAAACACTAGGATTATTTCCAATGGTCAATATTGTACTATTATTAGATACTATGGACAAGCTTCCAGTATTATATGTGCTATCATCCCATTTAAATTCCAATGTTGGAGGATATATAGTGTGTGTGTCTATACTAAAAAAATCTAATGCGATATAACTTCCGCTATCTTGTTCTACAGCTAATGGGAGTTTTGCTATAAATCCAAAATTAGGATCTTCATTAAATAGCCAATTATTAACTATACCAGTTACATCGACATTCAAATCCTTACTATCTTTATATCCAAAGTTTTGTAATGAAGATGTGGCAGTAGTCCATGTACCACCCCCAGGAGTATTATAATATTGCGGTGACCCCCAATCAGTAGCCCCATCTATGTATGATCCTGTATTATTCCAACATACGCCATTCTGTGAAGGAGGCGTATCCAAAAATTTTCCAGTACCCATTGCCCATGATTGAGATACTTGATATACTTCAATATTATAATCTGTATTTAGATTTTCAGCAGTTGCAAAAAACAGTCTAAGATTAGATGACCATGTTGATCCGCTTACTAAATTACTAGCGTATTGAAGATCAGAATCACTAAATTGAATTACGGCTCTTCTTATATCGTCTGCTGAATTAGTAGATAATACAGCACTTGGGATAACTGCATTTTTACATGCTATCTCAAGGATCTCATCAAGTCCTGTGTTTTGATTTTTATATGCAGAGTATAATGTTGCGTCTGCGGCTGCAAATATCTTGTATACTGACATTTTTTATTATTTTGTTTAGCTGAATGGAACTACTCTACCTTGAATATCTACATTTGGATATTTAACTTCAAATATACTAGGATCTAAAGACGGATACACCACTTCATTATTTGTTGCTCCTACTATATCATAACTATATTTTGAATATCCATTTACAACTCCAGATTTATTTACAAGTTCTATATTTTTTACTGTTTGAACTCCATCTATAGAATCTATAGCGGTATATAGATTAGAGAGCACTATTGGTTGATTTATCTGCCAGTTATCTATATTAAAAAAATTCTGAACAGCGATTAATGTTCTTGCTAAAACATCTTGGGGATTATAATTTGGTCTTAATACAATATCGTAATTTACTCCAAAATTTATAATATAAGCTGGTTTAATATTTATTGCATCTGTCAGCATTCTATAATTCTGTAGATATGTTTGAAGATTATTTATAAGATTTTGCGAAGGTGCTGCAAGGTTGCCATTAAAGTCCAGTCCAAGAACATAGAGACTAACCAAAATAGGATCTCTATCAGCTGGATCATTTGCCGTATAATTCCCAAAAGTTACATCATCCTTAGTTACATACGCTTTAGATACCTTTCCAAACTGTCCTGGCATACTAAGAGTTCTAGCTAAATAATCTTCTTGAGTGACCGCTCTATATTGTGTTTGAAACTCTGCCATTGAATTCATTCTCAATTCATCAGTGGTATCTCCATCACCACCTCCAGCAGCAGGACTAGGATTATTTGTTACTATTGTATTTTGATAAGACGTATTAATACCAGTCGTAGTAAAGGTAGTAGGCTGAGTCAGTTGATTAGATAGAACATTATCTTGAGCGCCTCCTGCAACTAGATAAGATATAGTTATAGTTGTATTCTTTGGAGCTAGTCCATATGTTTGAGTAGTAACAAAGTTTGTAGGATCATACGCAGTTCCCATCTGACTTAGACCACCTCCAGTAAGACCAACGCTAACTGAATTTGGATCTGGAATATATACTGAGTCTGCATTGGGATTTATACCACCGCCAAATTCTATGCTAAGAGTATTATTTGATAAAAATCTAGACGTAAATCTTCTTGGAATAGTCGTCTTTTGCATCATATATGGCACTTGACTCTTATCAGTAGAAGAATTTAAAGATGCACTAAGTATATAATCTTGAGCGAGATATGGAACTTCATACCAATTATTTCCAGAAGAATCTACTGCTGAAATGATAGAGACTATATTAGAATCATTTATAGATACCGTACTGAATCTTTGCGCTGCTCCAAATGTAAAAGAAGTAGTTTTTACTTGTCCAGATACAGCCTGAGTTGTCTTTTTAAGAAGATAGTGTGATGGATTTACTCCTGATGTGTCGTATACAGAAACTTCAGTAGGATCCATAGAAGAAGACAATGTGAAATCAATTCTTTCTGGAATATAAAAAGAAACATTCCCGTTTATATTAGATTTTACTTGCATTCCAGGCTGTATTGTAAGAGCATATGTCCAGTCTGGAATATATGATCCACCCACTATAGTTGAAGGGACTTGTTGATATACATCAAGATCAACTAATGCCGCAGAGATAACTTTAGGTCTATATCCTAGCATATAAGCCAAAGTGTATAGATTGTTACTTTGTTTTGCATACTGTACGAATGTTTCCTGGATCTGATTATCTAGATAGAAAGATAGTACATCGCCAACATAGGATGCCATCTCAATGAACATACTACCAGGAGAAGCTTGACTAAAATCCGTATAGGTAGTAGGAAAGTACGCCTTTGCATACTCGATAAGGTCTCCCTTAAATGAATCAAAATTTTTATTTATATAGTGAATGTCTTTTACTTGGTTAGCCATCTTATACGTTTTGTATCTTTAGGACCAAACTATCGCTAGACTTTATGTTCTTTAGAGAGTAGGTCAGTGTTATTGAAATTGAGTTATCATCCGGGCTGCCCAGGATATTCAAGGAGTTTACCAAAACATTAGGGAAGTATGCTTCTATCTGATTTGAAATTGTCTGCTTAAGGCTGTCCAGATCATCTTGTGTTATCTGTTCAAATAATCTAGATCTAAGCCCGGCTCCAAAATTAGGATTAAAAGGTCTCTCCCTTCTATCAGTCAACATAAAATTAATTATATTATACTTAGTTTGCTCTAAAGTAGTATATACGGATGTAAAAACACTAGGAGACTGAAAAGGTATTGCTACTCCAAGTGCCGTTGAGGGTTGAAGATCTACTATAGGTATCTGTTTTAGTCCGTATGCCATATTACTTTATATCTCCTTTTTCCAATAGTCTATCCATTAGAGCACTAAAATCCGGAACAACATTCACTTGTACCGCTTCTATATTCCCAGCTCCTCTTGCAGTTGCTAACATTTCATCTACGCTACCAACTCTATCTTCTTTAGGTTGAAATATTACTCCAGGATGTTGTTCTTCTGTATTATAACCATATCCCTCAGCATCATCGCTAGTCATACTTAACATTGTTTCTTGTAAAAGACTATTTAGAGCTTGATTATTTGCAAAAGCTGGCATATTCTGAGGAGTCTGTTTAATTTGCTTTTTTGGTTGATTAAGCGTAAGAGGCACGCCATACATGTCTTTAGTGCTCTCTTTCAACGAAGACTTAGATTCTGGTATAGACTTTAGTTCTCTGAGTATCTTAGGCATTTCATCATGAAGAGCTTTTTGAACTTCTTCTCTGATCATCTTCCTAAATATTTGTGACTTTGTCATATTCTATAAATATTATTTTTTTGAGTTTTGTAGATCAGAATTTAATTTTTGTTTGCTCTGATTCATTATTTGCTTTATTTTTTTCCTCATCTTTTTTCCACCTTTTTGTTTATTAAAGAATGCATTTATGCCTAAGCCATTATTATCGTCTTCATTATCTGGATTATCCACTAAAGCCATAGGATTATCATTTGGAATATTATCCATGCTTATATTATTATCTTGAAGAGCATTCATCGCTTGATTAATAATATCTGTTTCTTGATTAGTTAATGCACTAGTAGGAATATTTATTAAATGTTTCTCAGCTAGAAGTAATTTAACCGCGTTTACTATAACAGTATCATTTGATGCAAAAGTATAATCAGTCTTTACAACTTCAATATTAGCAGCATTTACAGCTATACCATATCTTCTTGGAATAGTATTTGCTAGTACGGCTTTATCAGCAATTTCTTCTGTAAGTATCTGAATTGTATATCCATAGTATGTATTACTAGTATTAGATTTTTGAGCTTGGTAATTTTGTACAAAATCTTTTAATTCTTGATTTATTTGTTTTATGCTATTTATACTATTTTCTAGACTTGCAATTGTGGGATCTAGAGCAGGATTTCTTTGACAAGCTTTTAAATTTTCAAGTATTTGATCTAAATTTGCAGAAATCTGATCTAATACTGCCGCAACTCCCTGTATTAAGCTTATAATGACTGTAATAAATAGGTTTATATCATTTAATAACTTTAAAGTATCTTTTGTAAATTGATTTATGTAATTATAGACTTTTCCAAATGTCGTAGTAATACCAGTAGTTGTATACATATTTGGCATGGGCATTATTAACAAGAAATTTTCGATTATCTTGAAAATATTGACTATATTAAGACAAATTTTAATGATATTTTGAATATACCTAATACCACCAATTATACCGCTTAATATTTTATTAATCTGATTTATTGCGAGATTTATGCTAGCTATTGTTTTAGAAATATCTTCTGGTCTTATGTTATCTGAACCTAGGGTATTTATAGTCTTAAGAATAGATGGATCTAGTGAACTCATTGCTGCAGTAACTAGACTTGCTGGAGATGATAGTCCTTGAATTAATAGACATATCTGTCTGAGTAAAGTAATACTTTTTTGTAGAGAATTTATAGTAGCTTTATCTTTAGACGATATAGTTCCTATCTTTGAATATTTAGTAAGTGTATCGGCTATAAAATTATTAAAATGATCGACTTGCGGATATGCTTTTCTTATTTCTGGAGATCCTAGATAATCATTTCCACCTAATTTTATTAGATTGGGACTAATTTCTGATATTAAACTCAATATTGCAGTACTAGGATCTATGGCAGTAGCCAATGTTGCTTCAAATATATCTATAGAAACTTGAACATCGTAGGCTATTTTTTGTATCTTCCACTTTGGATCATTTGGTGGTGGATTTTGATTTGGATTAAAAGAACCTCCTATAGATTTTGATAAATTTGTTATAGTTTGAATAATAGAACATATGTCTATAGATGCTAGAAGCGCGGTAAGATAAGCAATTCCGTAATCCATTGCTTTTTCTCCCTTAGATCCTTTTTTTGTAGAATTTTTACCAAAAAATATAGTAGGAAATGCGTTAAAAAAATCTTTTATCTCTTTTTTCTTTTGTTTAACCACAGAAGAAAGACCCTTACTTGCATCAGGAAGATTATCAGATATATTAGAATAATTCTCAAAATCCTTTCTTATCTGCTCTAATTGCTTAGATATATTCGCTATGGGTGAATTCTTTGCCATTATACTAAATATACAGTATCAGATGTTATTCCATCTAATCTATTACTAAAATCATTTGTTGCGCTTACTAAGCTATCTCCAACTGTACTAAGTATTGACATAGATGTGGCCACAGACTCTTCTGAGCTACCATCAACGTTGCTTAATCCATTTGCAACTAAAGACAAGGCAGAATTTAAGTTTGAAAGTATAGAAGTCAAAGTATCTCCTAATACTGCTGATTCTCCTAAAGTCTGAGCATTTAGACCTAGTTCTATATATGGAGCATTCATTTTAATACCCTCATTAGAATCTATATTTATAGTTCCAACAGAGGATAGTCCTATAGTAGCTTTACCAAATAGAAAAATTCCATCTTTTCTAGAATGGAATAATAATCTTTCAGAGGTTATTATGACTTGGTTGCCTTTATATGGAAATTCTGGCTTTATCATGGACTGAGTGTGTATTTATCTTGATCGGCAGCAGATGTATAATCATGAGAAGCTGGGATTTGGAATATTGTATTAGTACTAGATACTTCGGTAGAAGCAACAGGATTACCGTATGTTTTTTGTGGAAAATTACTGAGATCATCTATTACTATTCTTTGCCCACTTGTCATATATATAGAAGCCCCGTCTGTATTTATATCCTCTACTGTACTAGCGAATTTATTTTGAGGATCAGTTAATGCCCCTTGACCGTTTCTTATTATAGTTATAGGAGCTCCATTATTCCCAGTATCAGACCATTCATTAAATCCTTTAAATTTAGTAACAGTGGACCCAAATCTTATAGACTGACCAAATCTTCCTTCTAGTATACTATCTCCTTCAAATTGGGTTAACGCTTTTATATCAGATTCAGTGAATGTATAACCTTTTGGAAACTCTGGAGCACTAATTGATGCCCCTTGATAACCCGGTTTTGATTTATAGCTTGAATAGAATTGACTCATTTCTGCTATATTTGGCATTACATTATGATTGACAGCGCCCCAAAGAGCATAAGCTGGCATATAAAAGAGCTTCTGATTATCTTTGCTATCATTTAAACCATCTGATGGACCATGAAATATCGCTACTATTTCACCTACTAGTGGATATTGCTTAACAAAACTAAATATTGGATACGCAAAGTCATTCTCGTTACTATTTTTAGTTCCAGTAACAGATGAATAGATTCTATCAAATCTTATTTTCCCTATATCTGCCGGTGTTTTATAATCGTAATTTGGTGTCTTTGTATTATCTACATAAGGATTCAATACTATTTGAGTGACCCTTCCTATATAAAAAAGAGAACCGCCGCCATTTCCACGTCCAGATCCTTGTGATTGCCCTAGGCTATTTGACACTTTCTTTTGTTTTTGGTGCCTTTATAATACTAATTTCCTGAAACAATTGCTCTACGTCTTTTTCTGTAAGTATTCCAAGATCTTCACCATCTGATTTAGCACTATCACTCGCCTTTTGGAATACAGTTACTAGTTTTAGGATAGTTTCATCATTCTTTAAGCTAGAATCCATAAGACCCTTTAGCATTGGTATAATCACCACAGCATCTCCAGGATTTGATATCATCCCAGCTAATCGAGTGATCTCTGTTTTCAATTTCTGATCTTGATCCTTATGATTATTGTATACTTCTTTGACTAGATCTTCAAGCTTTTTTCCCTCGAATACCGTCTGACTTAAATCCATAGCCATACTTCTTTTCTATATAAATATTAGTAATCGTCGTTTTCTATTTTTCTATTTAGTATTTCCCTATATATAATTTTCATTTTGTTTATTACGTGGGTTATAGAAGCTGATTTTACATTCGCCATCTCTTTAACATAAACGTACAATACTTTTTTATTTGAGATGTCTATATTATCTGATCTTTTAAGTATCTCTACTATAGAATCAGCTGCTTTTATATCATCCTCTTTTTCAAACATGCTGAACATATTAATTTCCATATATTGTATCAGCTCATCTATAACTTCAAGTCTATTTAATTGACCACTTCCAGGAATTATGACTAGACTGTCTATTGTCATTTCATCATTATCAGCATTATCAAGTGATTTTTTTTCTACAAGCTTATTATAGTTTCTTTGACAATACGCAATCAAATACCGCTTAGCTATAGTTCCAAAGTATGAATATGCTTTACCCTTTGATATATCATATAAATGAAGTTTTTGAAGTAAGAAAGATATAACTTCATATTTTAAATCCTCTAGATTTTCAACTTCTGTATGATAGAATTTAAAAGTGTGAATGATATTCTCTGCTAATTTATAAAGAGCGTTATGAATCTCATTATTATATATCCTATTTCTTTCATCTTGACTATCACTCTCTCTATATCTGATAATTGCATCTTGCGTATCTAAGGTAAAGTAATCTATCTTTGACTTTGGTTTTCTTCTCCTCGGTTTTCCTTTCTTTGTCAATAAAACTTCTTCTGTCATGTTTATAGTTTACCAGTGAATTGTTTGATACTCTCTTGCATAGTCTTGATGTCTTCAAACATTATTTTAAGTTCTGGATCAGCTGATACCCACATAGTTGCATCTATCTTTGCAGCTGTCTTATCTATGTTATCAGCCAAGGATAGTACGCTTCTTACGAATTCATCTTCCTTCTTGAGCATGTTTTCAAGTCTGATGTTCTTACTATATAGGTTCCAGATCACATATCCAATGATTGTGAGAGGCCAAATTGCTATTGAAATTATTGTTATCATATTATGCTTTATTTATTTGATTTTCTACATTAGATGCCATAAAGTCTGCCTGATGTATAATGTAGGGTAAATTCCCCTTTATTTTTGATTCTGGAGTATGAGTTATTAAATAGGCTTCATTTCCTGGTTCATATAATGAATCGTGTATTTTTATCGCAATATATTCATTCTCAGTAACTTGTATCCCAGCTTGTTGAAGATAGAATAGACTTCGATCTGCAATCCTCATATGTGTAGTTGCGGGATTATATGTAAAATACTTTCCTTGATTTTTTTGATGCCACTCAGAAGATTGCGGAATATAAAATGGATGTTCATTAGTGCCGAGTTTCCCCAAATCATGATTAATTGCAGAAAATACAAGTTCTTCTGTCGTGTGAGTTTTAATCTGCCCAAATTTATCCCAAACCTTATCTACTACAAGCGCTGCTTCAGTTACTCTAATAACGTGATCTACATATCCACCTATGAAACAATTGTGATGATCTATTTTAGTTGATGCCGGAGAAGTTAGTAGAGTTACTTCTATTCCTTCGTAGAATTTAATAAGCTTCTTTGTCCTTGCATTATCTGGAAGATATTTCTTTATCAAGTCGTAGAATTTTGCTACATTATCGATAAGTTGCTGCTCTGTCAATTGTTTCATCATATACTGTTTATCTTTTTTATAATTTCCTGGGGAGTAAAGAATGCGACTGTTCTTACTTTTTGATCTATTTTATTCTCTTTCCCTAATACATTATAATCAAAACTCGTGAAATAAACATAGTCTAAGTTCTGAGTAAGATCTTTTATTATTACTATAGGATAATGACTAACGCCAGTTAATTTTTCAAGCTGGTCACACATTCCAGGATCTTTATCACATGGAACATCTACAAAACTTATCTGATTCTCAGTTAGCTGATCTTTAAGTCCTTGACAAGATTTACATCCAGCTAGTGTCGCTAATACAATTTTATATTTCATCATCTGGGTCAATTTTATCTAGGATCTCTGCCCATATAGCTCTTTCTTCATCTTTCATATTCTGATATTCTATATCTAAATAAAGATATAATATATCCAGCTCTGATTCTGTAAGATCTATATTCTCCTTATAATCCTCTATATTAATAGTCATTCTTTATTACTTTATTATACTTATATATAGTCTATATTCTTTTCTTTCCTCCTCCTCTCCCCTTTCCCCTAGAACTAATATAAACAAAATTCCGAAATAAAAAAACTTTTTATCACTTTTTTTTAAAATTTTTTTTTGATTAGTATTTTCAGTATATTCTTTTAATATGGATAATTCTAACTTAGTTCAATGTTTATTGGATGTTTATTTAGGCAAAGGCAAAAAACTCGCAAAGGGGGATTATGCGTATTACTGTCCAATATGCAAGCATAAAAACCCAAAACTCATGGTGAACGTGATATCTGGAGCTTATAATTGTTTCACATGTCATCCTAAAACCACAGGCAAAACACCAGTATCATTACTCAAAAAGATATCAGCACCATCAGAAGCAATACTCGAAATGAAGGGTTATTTTGTTAATGATACTACGAAGATAGAAATCGAAAAAGATGTAAAAACCATAATTATACCAGAGGAATTCATCAGTCTAAGTGATCCGTTAGATAAGAGTTTAGATAAAAGACAAGCGTTGGTCTACTTGAAAAAAAGAATGATTACGTCTGCAGATATCCAAAAATATAATATGGGTTACTGTAAGACTGGAAGATACCGAAATAAGGTAGTAGTGCCCTCATATGATTCAAATGGTAGAATTAATTACTTTGTAGCAAGATCATTCGAAACAGATCCTAAGCAGAAGATAGATTCCCCGTCTTGTAATAAATCTGAGATGATTGGCTTTGAATATTACATTAATTGGAATGTCCCAGTAATACTTTGCGAAGGTGTATTTGATGCGATAGCTATAAAAAGAAACGCGATACCTCTATTTGGAAAGACAATACCCAAGGCCTTGATGATAAAGCTTTTACAGCCACAAGTCAAAACGATATACTTGGCGCTTGATGAGGATGCAATAATGGAATCGATAGATCATGCTCAGCGACTTATAGATCTAGGCAAGGAAGTCTATCTCATACAACTCAATGGAAAAGACCCCTCTGAGATAGGATTTGAGGGAATGATACAATACTTACATAACGCACAACCAATGACAGCTTCAAGACTATTAATGTTAAAAATGCAAATATCATTATGCTAAAACCAATAAAGATAGAATCAAGTATAAAGGAGATCAAGAAGATTTACCACGTAAGTGATATTCATATAAGAAATTTTAAGCGCCATGATGAGTATAAGCGAGTATTTGAGACTTTGGCTGAATACATAAGGTCAACAAAGACAGAAGAGAGTATTATCTGCATTACTGGAGACATAGTGCATTCCAAGACTGATATTACACCTGAACTTGTAGAAGAGACGCAAAACTTTTTGAAATTGATGTCTTCCATACTACCCACAATAGTAATCCCAGGAAACCATGATGCTAATCTGAATAATAACCACAGAATGGACAGTCTTACTCCTATTATAAATGCAATGGGGGATAAAAACATTACATACATAAAAGACACTGGTATTTTTAGAATGGCAAATGTTGATTTTGTGCATTGGTCTGTATTTGATGAACCTAAGAAATACATAAAAGCTTCAAAAGTAAAGTCTGACTTCAAGATTTGTATGTATCACGGTCCTGTCAATAACTCACTCACAGACGCTGATTTTTCACTCAGCGGCAATTCAATAAACGTTGCTGATTTTGATGGATATGATCTAGTACTTTTGGGAGATATTCACAAGACACAATTTTTAAATGAAGCTAAGACAATAGCATATTGTGGTTCCCTTGTGCAACAGAATCATGGTGAATCATTAGAGCATGGTATAATGGTCTGGGATTTAGAATCTAAAAGTGCACAGTATGTTCCTATAGAAAATGATACTGCTTTCTATACACTATACATTGAGAATGGAATACATCTAGATATACCTGAGCATCTTCCTAAGAACTTATACCTTAGACTTAGATCAAAGAATACACCGCCTACTTTGATAAAAGAAATAGCCGCTGAGATACGAAAGGATAGAAATATCATAGAACTTTCACACCAAACAATGAATGACTTCTCCGCGACATCTTCCCACCAGAGTACCAACGCAATAAATGTAAGAGACGTGGGGTATCAAAATATGCATTTATCTCAGTATCTTAAAAATAAGTTTAATCTTACTGAAGAAGCGATATTAAAAGTTTGTGAGCTAAATAAGATCGTAAATGATAAGATACCAAAATCTGAAATTACAAGGAACATACAATGGAGCCCAAGAAGATTAGAGTTCTCAAATATGTTCAGTTATGGCAAAGATAACGTCATAGATTTTTCTGGAATGGAGGGGGTCTATGGTATATTCGCTCAAAACGCATCTGGAAAAAGCTCGAGCATAGAAGCATTGGTATATTGTCTTTTTGATAAGTGTTCTAAGACTTCTAAAGCGGGACTAGTAATGAATAATAAATCACGAGAGTTTCACTGTAAATTTAATTTTGAGCTTGATGGAAAGATCTACACGATAGAAAGAAAAGCATCATATAGACCAAAATCAGAAAATGTAAAACAGGACGTAAACTTCTATTATACGGAAGAAAATGGTGCGGTAATATCTTTAAATGGAGATGATAGATACGGTACAAATGCAAAGATAAGAGAGATCATAGGTTCGTATGAGGATTTTGTCCTAACGAGTATGTCTATGCAAAATAATAATACTGGCTTTATTGATATGAGTCAGACTGAGAGAAAGGATTTACTCTCCCAGTTCCTTGATATAAAAGTATTTGAAGATCTGTATTTTTCAGCAAACGAAGATATAAAAGAATTCTCAGTACTCATAAAGGAATATAAAAAGATAGACCATTTTACAAAGCTTAAAGAGCTAGAAGATTATACTAAAGCATATTCAAACGAGTATCGTCAATTACAAAAAGACAAAAAAGACTTAGAAAAATCGATAGAAAAGGAGAGTGGTAAATACATGAAACTAAGCTCTAAGATAGTTCAGATAGACTCAAAGATACTCGACATAGAAGGTTTAGAATCTAGAAAAGAAAATCTAGAAAGATCTAAGACTAAGATTGAATCAGATAGGGCAGTATTAGAAAAGAACTTAGATGATCTAAAAATAGAGCTCATTCCTATAGAAAATGAGGCTCAAAAAGTAGATATAATGATCCTCAATGGCAGCAAGATTGAGCTACAAAGTCTTATAAATACAGAAAAGAATCTTTCGATTCAAGTAGAAAAGCTAAAGACTGATCTCACAAATAAACTCGAAAAGATGAAAAATCTTGAGAATTTGAAATATGATGAGAATTGTCAATTTTGCATGGATAATGTTTTTGTAAAAGACGCAATATCAACAAGAGATTCTATAGAAAAAGATAAAGAAGAAGCGCGCGGTGTAGTAAATAACTTAAAAACCCTGAGAGAAAATATAGAGATTATTAAGAAACTTGTTACCTCGTGGGATAATTTACAAAATAATCTGGATAAAAAAATAAATGAGAAGCTAAGGGTAGAATCCAATATCGATAAGCTTACCCTAGAGCTACACCAGAAGGACTTATCCATAAAGGAGATAGATGACAACGTAAAGCAATATAAGCAGAAAGAAGCTGCCATAAAACTAAACCAAGAGATAACAACGCAACTCAAAGAGATTCAAACTGCAATAGATACTCTAAAAACAGCATTAAAGATTATTTCAGAAGATCTAATGAATTGCAATACTAATATCCAGATAACTCAAAAGGAAATAGAGAATGCAAAGCTAAATATAGAAAATCTAAAATCACTTGAAGAGAAATTCAAGTACTATGAATACTATCTATCGGCAACAGGAAGAGATGGACTGCCCTATGATATAATAAGCTCTGTGATACCAAGAATACAAGAAGATATCAATAATGTTCTTTCTCAAGTAGTAGATTTTAAGATAGTGATGGAGTCAGACGGCAAAAATATAAACGCTTTCCTTGAGTATGATGAGGATAGAAAATGGCCTATAGAATTAAGTTCTGGGATGGAGAAATTCGTGTCTACTTTAGCAATACGGTCTTCATTGATCAATACAACTTCACTTCCAAGACCAAATTTTCTGGCAATAGATGAAGGGTTTGGCGCGCTGGATCAAAGTAATATGGGGAATATATCAATACTTTTAGACTACCTTAAGACTCAATTCAAATTCATAGTTATGATATCCCACATAGATACTATAAGAGACGTTGTTGACGCTCACATAGAAATCACAAAAGGAAAAGACGGTTTCTCAAAAGTACATCACGAGTAAGATATTTATAAACATGATAAAAAATATAATTGCGATTTTTCCGGGCCGCTTTCAACCATTTTCGAAGCACCATTCTGAAGCTTTTAAGTGGCTAGAATCTAAATTTGGCAAAGACTGCTTCATAGCAACTACGGATAAAGTAGATCCAATTAAAAGTCCGTTGAATTTTTTAGAAAAGAAAATGATCATTGATAAGTTTGGATATGGGGCAAATCTAGTTCAAGTAAAGAATCCATATAAAGCAGAAGAGATCACAGCAAAGTATGATCCAAAAGATACAGCGCTAGTATTCATGGTAGGAGAAAAGGATATGAAAGACGATCCAAGATTTGCAATGAATCCTAAGAAAGATGGTTCGCCTGGATACTTTAAACCATATGCTGGAAATGAAAAGAAACTTGAAGGCTTTGACAGACATGGATATTTGATAGTGGCGCCTCATATGAGTTTTGATATACCTGGAATTGGAGAGATGAGCGGTACAAATGTAAGAAAGGCGCTATCGGCTAATGTATCTCCAGAAGACTATAAGAAGCTTTTTATAGGAGTTTTTGGTTGGTATGATCCAAAAATAGCCAAGATGTTAAAAGACAAATTTTCAATAAAAGAATCAAGATATTCTTTCAATAGGATTATATTAGAGAACGCAATACGGACTTTGATAACTGAAGGTGGCAATGTATTTAAGGACAAAGAAGGTCAATCAGAAACCCAAAGGATAAATAGAGCTGATGTGATTCCTACTATCCAATGGCTAGAAAAAATAACCGGGCTTAAATTACTCGATAATGCATTGGGTACCACAGGAAAGAAAGACACAAGTGGAGATCTTGATTTAGCCGTAGATGTATCAAAGCTTAGTAAAGAAGATCTTATAGGCATACTTGCAAAAGCAGGATATGATAAATCTTATGTAAAAAAATCTGGAGACAGTGTTCACTTCAAGACTGCAATAGGAGGCAACCCAAAGAATGGTTTTGTACAGACTGACTTTATGTTTGGAGAACCTGAATGGATGAAATTTTCAATGCTGGGAGGGGCTGATAATTCCAAATTCAAAGGAATGCATAGACACCTTTTACTTTCAAGTATAGCAAAAGCACAGAATCTAAAATGGTCGTATAAGCATGGTCTAGTTGATAGAACTACAAACGAAGTGATAACCAAAGATCCTGATAAGATAGCTGAGATGCTACTTGGGAAAGGTAACACTAGAAAAGATATGGAGAGTGTTGAATCTATTATCCATGCAATAAAAGACAGACCTGATTATGAAGATCTGATAAAGCAAGCAAAAGAAGACTTTGACAAAGAAGGACTAGATATTCCCACTTCACTAAAAGAATCTATGATCACCGAAGCAGCAGAAGCAAGAATACAACACCCAGAAGATATGATATTTTGGGATGGATCAAAAGGGGCTCTAAATGCTCTTAGTATATTAGCAGGTTTAGGGAAAGATTCTAAAGATATCACAATAAAGTGGGATGGATCACCAGCTGTCATATTTGGAAGAAAAGAAGACGGTACTTTTGTATTGACTGATAAAAGTGGATTCTCTGCAAAGGGGTATGATGGAAAAGTGACGAGCGGAAAAGATTTAGAGAAGATGTTCATGGACAGACTCAAAGGCAAAGAAGACACGGCTGGATCATATACTAAGTTTGCAAAAAGCATGGGTAGCATATTTGACGTATTTGAAAAATCAGTACCCAAAAGCGTAAAGGGGTATTTTAAAGGAGATCTGCTATATCAATCAACCCCAGAATTAAAAGGCGGCAATTACGTATTTAAGCCTAATATCACAACATACTCAGTAGCTCAAAATAGCGATCTTGGAAAGAAGATAGGCGATAGTAAAACTGGGGTAGTCATTCATAGATTCTTAGATTATGATGGAAATGAAACTGCGATAAAAGATATAAAACAGTATGGATTTATAGAAGGAAAGGGGCTTTTAGTAGTACCGCCAATGTCAGTTACTACTCCACCAAATATAAACACAAGCGCCGTTAAATCAGCAATGTCAGATGTAAAATCAAAAGCTTCTGAGATAAACTCATTCCTTGACAAACCTATTTTATCAGCCAAAAAGATATCTGATCTTCCAGACTTAATGTACAAGTATAATAATTCTAAAGTTGGAAATACAAAGGGATTAGGTAAAGATTTTCTTTCTTTCATAGCAAATGAGTCTCTGTCTGGTAATAAAAAAGCAAATATGGAAGCTTACATAAAAGAGCATGGGGATGCAATCATAGATGTCTTTAGCGTAGTTTCAAAGATAATGGAGATAAAAAATGACATAGTAAAACAACTCGACGCTCAAGATTCTGGAGTAAAAGCAAATATAGGTGATATAGCTGGAGGTGAAGGATACGTTGTTTCAAATCCCAAAGGTACAGTAAAATTGGTAAACAGAGCAGGATTCACAGCTGCAAATAGAGCAGTAAAAAGATAAAACATGGAACTACAGAAAAAAGCAGAGATACTTGCAGACTTTATAAAATTTTGCAAAGAAGCTCTAGAAATCGAAACTCTTCCAAAGATAAAATTCATATCTGATAACTCTTGGGTAAAAAATAAGCGTACATTCGGAGAATATACTAACGAGACAAAATCTCTAGTCGTTTACGTAAAGAACAGGAACCTCGCTGACATATGTAGGACTCTGGCGCATGAAATGACTCACCACAAGCAGAACGAGATGGGAACTCTGGGACCAAAATCTGGAGAGACTGGAAGCCCGATAGAGAATGATGCACACGATGTGGCTGGAATATGTTTAAGGGAATACGGAAAGATACAACCACTGATATACGAATCAATAAATAAGGATCTTAAAATACAAGCAAAATCATTTATAAAAGATTGGACATATGATCCTGATCATCAAATAGACAATTATGGAGAATATAAAAAAGAATTCAATGTGGCTTATCAATTATATCCATATAAACAATCTGAAGATTTATATAGAGGGTTAAATTTTAATAACATAGAAGATTTCAATAATTTTAAATTAAATACAAAAAATTTTACAGTTTTAAAAACTAAATCATACTCTTCTTGGAGTCCAGATATTAATCAAGCTATAGAATATTCACTTGGGGACAATAATAGTATTGAAATTGTAATTAAAATAAAACCATTAGAAAACACTAATATAAAATTATTAGCTACATATAAATGTAAAGATGCAGATCCAGAATATGAAGTTATTGCGGATAGAGGAAATTTTAAAATATCACTAGAAAGAAGTAAAGTTACGAAACATGGCAAAGGAATCAAACCTAAAAAAAGAGTTCTCTAAAAAAGATGTTACAAGGTTAAGAAATCTCCTAACAGGAAAAACAGGAGACAAGACCCAAATACAGTCAGGATACGAAAAGAAGGCTGAAGATCATTTAGAGGGCGATATTTGGGAAGAAGATGGTAAGACTTGGACTATAAAACGTGGGATAAAACAGACGGTGACAAAGCTGGATTCCGTGAAAAAGCTGTTGAGTCTACCTCTATGTTGTCCAAAGTGTTCAAAACCTATGAAATCCCATGACCTCAATAAGAAGATGTATTCAATCCACCAGATGTGCTTTGATTGCGTTATTGATATGGAATCTAAGATAAAGCTAGAAGGCAAATGGGAAGAGTATGAAAAAGGCATTCTAAATTCAAATAAGAACGCTACCCTAGAAGATATAGAAAAGGCAATAGATTCTTGGTTTGAGATGCAAGATGAGTCCTTTGTATCTGAGAATGGAGAGGTAGAAAGTTGGAAGGGTGGCAATAAGACTCAGGTATATGACGAGATCAAGGAGAACATTAAGAAAATTAAAGCTATTGAAATCTAGTATATTTATAGAAAATACAAATCAATGCCCGCAAAATCAGTTAAACAACAACGCCTAATGGGAATGGTTCATGCCGCTCAGACAGGTCAAATAAAAGCTCCATCAGAAAAAGTAGCTAAACTCGCAAAATCCATGACAAAGAAATCAGCAAAAGATTATGCTTCTACAAAGACAAAGAAGCTACCAGTAAAGGTAAAAAAGACTAAGAAGGTCGTAAAAGAGAACTATGAAAATAAAGTAGGCCCTCTTCATGTCGTACTAAAACCACACCCAGGATGCGATGTTGCAGATCTTGTTCATGAGATAGATCCAGTAATGGGAGCAACTCATAAAGGTATCGATGCTGAGACTATTCATGGGGTTTACGGAGATCAAGATGAGGCTATGAAATGCGCAGAAGGACTTCATAAAGACCACCTCGATGAGATGAAGAAACTTGAAGAGAAAAAAGGCACAGTGGCAAAGAAGCTGACATCGATGATTGATAAGCTAGAATCAAAGCGTAAAGATCACATGAAGCTTGCAAAGGAGAATCCAGATCACGCTAGCGAACATAAGCAGCATATATCTCAAATTCAAGGTCAAATAGAAGACTTGATGGATAAACTTGAAAAAGTTTCTAAATCTAAGAAAGAGGAAGAATCAGAAGAGGAAGAAGACGGGAAGAAGAAAAAGAAATTAAAAGAGGGTGAAGGTGATGATATGGCCACTTTTGAAAATATGCTGAAAAGTCATGATTGGTATTATATGATGAGCGATAGCAATTCTGAATATAGCAAGGGCGCAAAAGAAGAGCTTGAGATAAGAAAGACGATGAATCAATTAGGAGATCAAGCAAAGGAACTATATAGAGCAGCGATGATAAAACACTTTCCAAATGCAAAAGTAAATGAAAGCGCTGAAGGATCAAAACACAAAGTCGGTGATATTGTTGTCCCAAATAAAGGACCCCATAAAGGACAGAAACATAAGGTAATACACGATCATGGAGATGGTAAGTATAACATACAGCCTATATTATCTCATGGCCAAAAGAATAAATATCGTTTAGGAGCATCTGGAGCAAAGGAAGAAGATTTAAACTAACAAATATGAATGTATATGCCAGCAAAGTTCCGATGTCTTGGGTAGATACGAAAGAGGGAAAGATAAAATTTCTCGAATTCAAAAATGCAAAGGACCCAAAAGGAGCGATATACTATGCTCTGAGACAGAATAGACCAGATGAGTTTGAGCTTTCTAAGAACTTTGATGCAGCGATGATCGAAGCCATAAAAGCAAAAAGCGGCATCAAAACCAACATGATCATAGTAAAGGACGTAACGACATCTTACAAAGGAAAACTCTGGATGAAGATACACGACGGGACTGAGATCATAGTTCTAGACGCTATGAATAAGAAACCGATATTCAGAAAGGTAGTCAATGGCAAAGACGATTTCTCAAATATAAAACAAGATATAGATGAAGGGATGATAAAATTAATTTCATTCTTAAAATAAAACATAATGAATCCAACAGTAGCAAAGTTCATATCGACTCTTCTGGCATCAAGAACACAGGCACACATATTCCACTGGCAAGTAGAAGATGATTCTTCTTTCGCAGAACATAAAGCACTTAATGAATATTATGATGAGATTGTAGATCTTGTTGATGAATTTGTAGAAGCTTTCCAGGGTAAATATGGAATCATTAGAGGATATTCAAGTCCAGCAGTATTTAGAGAAGACGATAATTTAGTCATATATTTCAAAGCTCTTTCCCAATACGTAGATAAGACAAGACATTCGATGCCAGATGACACATATCTTCAGAATCTTATAGATGAGATATACCAACTTATAGAGACAACGCTTTATAAACTCCAATATTTACATTGATGTGTTGCGATAGAGGCAAGATAACTTTAGACGAATCTGTAAATAAGCTCCTTATATCTGAGGGACTTGCGTACCATTTGGATAATTCACTAGATTTGAATGAAAATATTTATCGTCCTCAGTCAGCAAACTTTGTAGCTCTTTTCACAGAAGCGCGTCAGCTGCTAAATAGGGGACTTTTATCATTAGGCGATGAAGATACATGGTACCTAACAGAAACTGACCTGGGGCTGACCGGAAACTACAAGGGTATCACAGTTCCTTTAGACTATCCAATGACAGTTGATTTCCTACTTGAGACTAAAGCAAAGTCTAAGCCTAAGAAGCATGCTGCGCTTAATAAACCGCATAGAGGGGGGTCAAAGAAATTTTATGTATTTGTAAGGAATCCTAAGACTGGTGGTATAAAAAAGGTCAGCTTTGGAGACACTACTGGGCTCAAGGCAAAGATCAATAACCCAGCAGCCAGAAAGAGCTTTGCGGCAAGACATAAATGTGCACAGAAGAAGGATAAAACACAGGCTGGCTGGTGGGCGTGCAGATTGCCTCGATTTGCTAAGTTACTTGGTTTAAAAAGTAATTTTTCAGGATTTTGGTAGTATGAGACCTTATAAAGACGTTTTGATAGAAGACATATTGATCAGAGAATTTGATGAGAACATCGATCCAATAGAGCTTAAGTGGCATAGAGATAGTGAAGATCGGTTAATAGAGGCCATAGGAGATACAGACTGGATGTTTCAGATAGATAATCAATTGCCAATAGAGATGAAGGGTGAGATATTTATACCCAGAGGAATTTGGCACCGCACTATAAAAGGAACAGGATCAGTAAAGATAAAGATAATAAAAAAATGATAAAGCTCATTAGCATATTACAGGAAGTCAAAAGAAAAGGACTCTGGGCAAATATCCAAGCAAAGCATAAGAGAGGAGAAAAACCTGCTCATAAAGGTAGCGTTGCTTTTAAAAAGGCCATCAAAGCGGCAAAGGATATAAACTCTATGAAAGAAACTCTAAGTCCTAAAATCTATCAAATAGAAGGCAGACTTGTAGCTGATACTACTCAGAGATCGCTGACAGATATCCTCTCTGACATTAGAGCCATAGTCGGTATAACTGTTGTGCGTGTTACAAATAATCGTCAACCATCAGCAGAAAAGCTAAAGAAGTATGTTGTAGATATTAGTATTAAGATAGATCCGGCCCCATTTGAAAACTTTAGCACAGAGACGATAAAATCCATAGAAGATAAAGTAAAAGCAGTTCCAGCAATTAGAAGAGTAGACTTTACAGATAAGACTAAGCTAGTAAAATCATAAATTATGAACATTGAAAATTTAAAAGGACACATTCCAGATAGCATTATCATGCAATTGCCAGATACGATGGCAAAATTTGAATTGAATACTCCATTGCGTTTAGCACATTTCCTAGCTCAAGCAGGACATGAATCTGGGGGTTTTAAAGTACTAAAAGAGAATCTAAACTATGGAGCTAAAGGTCTTCGTACAATATTTAGTAAGTATTTCCCAACAGATGCAAAAGCTCTAGAGTATGAAAGAAAGCCTGAAAAGATAGCAAATTTAGTTTATGGCAGTCGTATGGGCAATGGTCCTGAGGCTTCTGGAGATGGGTATAAATTCTGTGGCCGTGGTTGTATTCAGCTTACTGGCAAGGATAACTACGCGGCATTCTCAGCAGCAATAGGCGAAGACTGCGTAACAAACCCAGAGCTTATAGCAACTAAATATCCTCTTGCATCAGCCGCATGGTTCTTCCACAAAAATGGACTACATAAGCTAGCAGATGATGGGGCAACTATAGAGGCAGTAACTAAGATTACAAAGAGAGTGAATGGAGGGACTATTGGTTTAGAAAATAGAATACAGCATTTCAATGAATATTATGCTTTATTGAAATAATTATTAACGTTAACCCCAAAATATGGACCCTGATAGTAGAAATGGATACTTGGAACAATACACTAAAACAGAATCTAGCGACTCTTTGTCTAATGACAGCAATGTTTTTCAATCCTTTTGGGTTCGATATTGTACAGTGGTGGCTGATACAAAAGACAGGAAGTTTATGGAGAGCCAATGCCGCTTTGTATTGTATTGCGGGATTATTTTTTATTTTATATATAGTATTACGTCCTAAAAAAGAAAAGAAATGATAAAATTAATTGACATACTATATGAGGCTTTTGAATTTTTTCCTACTTCTGAACAAGAAATAGAAAATGATTCTGTGAAAAAGCTTTTTTCCATTATAAAAAAATATCCTGGATTAGAAATGGAAGACCCAATAGTAATGTCAGATCCAAAATCTAAAAAAGTAAAAATATCAAGAAGTTTACAAAGAGATCCAAAATTTATACAATACTTATCAAATAAATTAAAAGTAAATGTAAGTGATACGTCTGGAGCTAATTGGGATGGACTTTCTATACTTTGGGGAGAAGGATCTAGAGGAGGAAGAGGCACTAAATCAAAAGGACCTGGAACTGAAACTATTTTAGTCAAAGATTTAAATTTATTAAACGAAGAAGGTATTTCAAAAAAGAATGAATCAAAGTTTTCATATCCAAGTTTAATGATAGAAATGTCAAAAGAATTAGGATTAGAGAAAGGTAATTTTGAAATAAAACCCATGGGTCATGAAAATCAAAAAAGACCCTTAAAATTTTCTTCATCAGGTCCTATAATAGATTACTTAGGTGAAACTGTAGCATCTACATTGACTGATATAACAATAGTAAAAGGTAATAAGTCTTACTATATATCTGTAAAATACGGTAATACTTTAACATTTTTTAATTCAGGAGTAACAAAAGCACTACCAGCCTCAGAAATAAAACTTGGAAAAATCACAAATCCTAATGGAGTAGCGATGTTAGAAACTTTTGGAATAAACAATAAATTATTTTGTAAGGTATTCAATGATTATGGAGATGTTGATTTTTCTAAATTTAATAAAAATCCCTCATCTGCGGAATATGACATAGATAAGATTAAAAAACTTATAGAATCAGGAATAGGGTCAGGATATTATATGGCACATATAAAAAAAGCTGGCGCTGAATTTTATAAAGTTGATAGTAGTTATTCAAAAACTGCATCAGACGTTTCTTCTCCAAAAGTATATTATGGTGGAATAGATGGATCTGGTAAAAGAGTTGATATAACAGTAGAATCATCACTATATTCATTTAAAATAAATATAAGAAATAAACAAGGAGGAATATATCCATCTCATATAATGTGTGATTACATAAAAAAATAAAATGATAAGTCTCATAAAATTACTCCAAGAAGAGATCAAAGGCGAGATAATACTTCCTTCAAATCACGAACCTTTCATGTATAGTCCTAATGGTTTTAGCTGTGCAGTTTGCAAATACTATAGCTATGAGAATGATCAGCATATCTGCGGAAACCAGTATTATGAAGCATGGAATGGAAATGGAGTAATGGACATAAAAGATCCAACTAAGTGGTGTAGTGATTGGTTTTCTCCTAAAGAGTAATATATTTATATAAAAGATAACAAGACATGATAAAACTAGCAAGCTTTTTAAATGAAGGACCTGAAGACTTCGGAGCATATCGTAGAATAGTGATAACTTCAGATAAGATCAAACAGATAGAATCTGAGATCAAGAAATTTATGGATCGTCCTGAAACAAAAGAGAAATTCCCAGTAAAATCATCTTTTAAGCCTGGAGTAAAACCTGAGATGCTAGTAATAGATGTGGAAGGAAAAGGTGCAACTGTAATAGCTATAAAGGCCACTGATATAATAAAAAGAATTGACAAGGCCGCTATTATAAAAGTAAGGAATGAAAGAAAGCTAAAGGAGTTCACAGCAAATCCAGCAGAGACTCCAGACATATACTATGGAAATGAAAAGAGAAAGTATTTTAAGCAACCTTCATACGATAACCAAGATATGAATGCCATAAAGTCAACTCACCCCATTGCAGAAGATGTTTGTACAGATTGTGGAGAAGAAATGATAGATGGACAATGCTCACAATGCGAAAATAAAAGTGGAGACGTTTGGGGACAACCTTCTGAAGATCATGAATCTATAATGAAATCTCACTATAAAAAGATATCAAATAAGGTAGACAATATCATATCAAAACTAAAAGATAGAGGGTATGTCAAATAAACTTTTAGAGAGTAATAAAGATATAGATAATCTTATAGTGGCATTAAGACAAATAGAAAAATAATGATAAAACTAACAGACATACTCAAGAAAGTACTCAAAGAAGCTGGAGAAGAACAATCAATAAATCCCAACTTTGAGGAGAATCCCATGGGCTATATCCTTAAAAAGTACAAAAGACTCAATGATAATTTAAAAAAGCTCATGGGCGATAATTTTGAGGAGTATATTGCCGGTGTATTCATAATGTCTGGTAAGCCTACTACGTTTAAAATACTCCTTAAGAATGCTCAATACTTCTATATGACATTTATGGGAAAAGCATATGAAGCATCAGTACAAGGTAAGCGATATTACCTAATGAATATAGGAGAGATTCAAAGAGCAACTATGGCTATATCTAGACTTCAGAGATATGGAGCTAAGACATCAGCACAAGGACCAGAAAGTGAAGAAGGACCGAGGTCAGATGAATTACCGACAGAAAAAGAAGAACCAGGATTAGCAAAATCAGAAGAAGTACCAGCTGAAGCATAAAAAAATAAACAATGGCGAATAATCTTAAGACATATGGTGATTTAAAAAAATTACTAAAAAGCATTACTCTTAAACAAAAAGGAGATAAAATAATATCAAGAGGCGTAGAATTTGGCATAGATCAAATTTTAGGATTCATACCAGGAGCCTCTAATGCAAAAACAACTTTTGATTTTATAAAAGCAGCAATGCATAAGCCAGATGATAAAAAAACAAAGACGTGGTTAGATAAATTAGATATAGACGATAATACTTCTACAATAGTCGATGATAGTGTAGAAAATGGATTTATGAAAACATTAAGTAGTACAATAGATAAAATGCCTGATGATCAGAAACTAGAAGATGATTTTAATATGAATCAAAAATTAGTAGATTATTTAAAAGATAAGTATAAAGGCAGAACTATAACTGGTATACAAGAAATAGATGAACCTGTAAAAACAACACCACAAAAAATACAAGGATCATTCAATACGCAAAATATAAAAGCACTTGGAATAGATCCATCAAAATTTAATATGGTAGTGGGTTATCTAAAACAAGGAAAAGAAGTTAAAGATCTAAATCTCTCAGCTAAAGAATTATTAGCTGATTTTTTATTAAAGCTTTTAAAAACAGATGATGATAAATTATTAATAAAAGTTTTTAATGATATAAAAAGATTAAAGAGTAAATAAACTCAAAAGATATATTTCATAAAGTCGATTTAAAAGGTTATAATGTTATCAAGGACTTATAAATAGAATCGGTCAAATTCGATATATTTATAAACAAAAGTTTTTATGCCCGAACCAATTACGAGGCAAACCACAATCAAAGATAAAATACGAGAAGAATTCGTGAAATGTGCCACAGATCCAGTGTATTTCATGAAGAAATTCTATATGATCCAACACCCACAAAGGGGAAGGATGCTATTTGATCTATACCCATTTCAAGAATCTGTACTAAAGGTATTTTCTGGAGACCAAAATGTAATTATAAATAAGTCAAGGCAGTTAGGAATATCAACACTGGTATCTGCATATGCCCTCTGGCTAATGCTATTTCATAAAGATAAGAACGTACTAGTCATTGCAACAAAGCAAGAGACAGCTAAGAATATGGTTACTAAGGTGCGATTTGCTTATGATAATCTACCAGTTTGGTTAAAGATAGGCGCAACAGAAGACAATAGACTTAGCCTAAGACTTACAAATGGTTCTCAAATTAAAGCTGTATCTGGAGCAAGTGACTCTGCTCGATCTGAAGCCGTATCATTATTGGCGATGGATGAAGCTGCCTTTATCGATAATGCCGAAGACCTCTTTGGATCTGCTCAGCAAACCTTGGCAACTGGTGGTAAATGTCTAGCGCTATCGACTCCAAACGGTGTAGGTAATTGGTTCCACAAAACTTATATAAAAGCACAAAAGAAAGAAAATAGCTTTGTACCAGTATCACTTCCTTGGATAGTACACCCAGAAAGAAGTCAACCTTGGAGAGATAAACAAGATCAAGACCTCGGAGTAAGAATGGCTGCGCAAGAGTGCGATTGTGACTTTTCAACTTCAGGTAATACAGTAATCATTCCAGACATCTTAGCTTGGTATGAAGAAAATATGGTCTTAGATCCACTTGAAAGACGAGGGCTTGATAAAGCAATGTGGGTATGGGAGTATCCAAGCCCTCTAAAGACATATCTGCTATGCGCAGACGTAGCAAGAGGTGATGGAGCTGACTATTCCGCATTCCATATCATCGATGTAGATACACTGACCCAGGTAGCCGAATACCAAGCGCAGTGTGATACAAGAGAATTTGCAAAGACTATACTTGCTGCTGCTTTCGAGTATAATAATGCTTTAGTGGCTGTGGAGAATGCTAATATAGGCTGGGACGTTTTACAGTCTTTGATAGAGAGTGGATACCAAAATTTACACTACTCACATAGAACAGACTTTAGTTTGGATCAAGAAAAGAGATTAGAGAGATATGGCGCAACAGATTCTCTAGTACCGGGCTTTACAATGTCATCCGCATCAAGACCTTTAATAATAGAAAGGATGAGAGACTTTATAGAGACAAAACAAGTCAAAATCAGATCTGTTAGACTTTTAGAAGAGCTTAGGGTATTCATATGGAAGAACTCAAAGCCTCAAGCAATGCAAGGATATAATGATGATCTTGTAATGTCCTTTGCAATATCAATGCACATGAGAGATTCTTCTATACGTTTTAGAAGGACAGCGGAGAGTTTAACATACGCTGCATTAGACGGAATGAAAAAGATGGGAGAATCTCCAGTCTATAATACAAATAACTTTATGACTCAAAACCCATTTCAAATGGAGATCTCTACAGCAAGTGGAAATTCTTTAGAAGATATATCATGGTTATTGGGATAAAAAAATAAAAATATGGCAGAAATACAACAGAATCTATTTTCGACACTCCGCAGACTATTCAGTACGGACGTTATAATCCGCAATGATGGGGGCAATATGCTTTCGGTCATGGATACAGATAATATCCAATCCAATGGTGTTATTCAGACTAATTCTCTTATTGATAGATTCCACAAAGTTTATACTACATCTACTGCATACGGGGTCAATCTGAATTTAGCAATGAATTATCAATCTGCTAGGGTACAGATCTATGCTGATTATGATTCTATGGATACAGATGCAATCATAGCTTCAGCATTGGATATTATAGCTGATGAATCCACACTCAAAAATGATCAAGGTCAAGTTTTAACAATACGGTCTTCAGATGAGAATATACAAAAAATCTTGGAGAATCTTTTCTATTCAGTTCTTAATATTGAATTTAATCTATGGTCTTGGATACGTAATATGTGTAAGTACGGGGACTT